TAATTTAACAAACACAGAATATCATGGAAATGAAAAAACAGATGGTGCGATTTATATGAGTAATGAAGAAATTTTAACAGAATGGAAAACGATTATATGATAACAACAATTCTAAATGTTTATAGACGACCATATTATCTAAAGGAACAAATAGCCGCCATTAAAGCTCAAACAATCCAAAATTCTGAAATATGGCTTTGGGTAAATCATCATGAAGATAACAACGGATTTGACTTTAATTCTCTTGGGGTAGATAAAATTGTTTTTTCAAATCACAATTTTAAATATCATGGACGTTTTTCGTTGGCTCTATTAGCACAAACACCGTATATTTCTTTATTTGACGATGATACAATTCCTGGTGATATGTGGTATGAAAACTGCTTGAATACGATGAGATTTGCGAATGGTGTTCTTGGGGGGGCTGGTGTTATATTAAATTCGAGACAATATGCGAACCATGAACGTGTTGGGTGGCCTTCTCAAAATACAGGAATAACAAGAGTTGATTTGGTGGGTCATGCTTGGTTTTTGCCTAAAAAGGCAGTAAATGTTATGTGGAACGAAACTCCATATTTAAATAACGGAGAAGATATTCAATTGTCATTTAATGCTCAAAAATATGCTGGTATTGAAACATTCTGCCCACCTCACAATCCTTCGTTTAAGAGAATGTGGTCTTCATTAACGCCATACGAAAAGGGAAATGATGACAAAGCTTCATCAAACGGTTCTCTCATGCCTGTAGGAGATTTCTATCAACAGAGAGATTTGTGTGTGTCGTATGCTGTAGATAATGGTTGGAAGACTGTTAGAGGTATACGATGAAAAAGATTCTATGTGTATTTGGAACTCGTCCAGAATTCATAAAAGTCTATCCTCTTATTTTGGAATTATCTTCAGAGTTTAATGTTGATAGTGTAAACACAGGACAGCATGTAGAATTGTTAAATCCGATAATGGGACAGTTTTCATTTCAACCAACATATACACTATCAACTATGGAACAGGGACAAACTTTAAATAAACTATCTTCAAAAATATTGACTCAAATAGATGAACTGGTTTGTAAATACGATGCAGTTGTAGTTCAAGGAGATACAACCACCGCAATGATGGTTGCTCTTGCAGCATTCAATCGTCAAGTAAAAGTTATCCATATTGAAGCTGGGTTGCGGTCGAACGATAAACAAAACCCATTCCCTGAAGAAATAAATCGAAGAATAATTTCGGAAATAAGCGATTTTAATTTTTGTCCTAATGATTCGGATTTGGTGAATTTGAAACATGTGATTACTACAAGAAATTATGTTGTTGGAAATACGGTCACTGATATGTTAAGGATAACATCGAATATTAATTCAGATATCCTTAGAGAATTGAATGTGTGTGGTAAATATGTTTTGGTGACATGTCATAGGAGAGAGAATCATTCAAAGATAGATGAAATATTAGATGCTATTGAATATATTTCAAAGGAACAGAAAATAATATTTTCTGTTCATAAAAATCCTTCAATCTATTCAAAAATACACGACAAATTTAAGACAAATAAGAATGTTGTGCTGGTTGATGGTTTTGGATACGTTGATATGGTAACGGTTCTTAAAAACTGCGAATATGTTATATCTGATTCGGGTGGGATTCAAGAAGAAGCTCCATCATTCAATAAATTTGTATATGTTATGCGCGAAACAACCGAAAGAATGGAAAGCGTAACTCTCGGTATGTCTAAGTTGGTTGGTAATTCATTTGATAACATTGTTAAAAGTGTATCGGAGCATACAAATTTAATTAATGTGACAAATCCATACGGCGACGGCTATGTTTCGAAAAGAATCGTGGAGATTTTGAAAAATGAACTTTGATACTGATTTTGAAAAATATACAATTAGAATTTTCAGAGATAAATTACCTACTGCTTGGGCTAGATATGCTGATGGTGAGCGGATGATTCTTGAAAATTCACCTGTTGGATATGGAACCCAGGCGTTTAATGTTGATAAATGGAATTATAATAATCATCTAATTTTTAGGAAAGATTTGGAAGAAACACTACACAATACAGATGATAATTATTTCTACGCAATATCTTGTAAATGTTGTGACTATAATGGGTTCGTGTATTATAATAATAAAATTGAAAATATAAATAAATCATACGCAAATTTATGGATAAATGCTAACTATAGTAAATTTTCAAACATCATTTCTAATATTAACGAAGACGTTATTGTTATAGCTAATCACGAAGGGGAATTTAATAATTATCCATTTAATGTGAAAAAATATTTACCAATACCTGATAATGTTTGTAATTATTATAATGAACATAAGAATGAATTTTTAGACAAACTTGATGAGTTTTGTGATTTTGAGAACATGTTGGTGTTTGTGTCTGCTGGTCCATTGAGCGAAATAATTATTCATAATTTGTGGAATAAAAATAAAACAAATAGATATATTGATGTTGGTTCATCTATTGATAATTATATACATGGTAAGATAACAAGACCTTATATGATTGAAGGAACGGAGTATTATGGCAAGCGTTGTGACTGATATGATAATAGCAACTTACACACATAGTAATGTTTTTGATGTTGTTCCGAGTTATATTTCTCGATTGAAAAAATATTGTCCATTTAAGAATATTTTTTTAACAAATAAAATAATGCCGAATGAGGTTTGTTTTGTTTATGATGATAATAAACCATTCTCTGAGGAATATGTTAGGTTTTTGGAAAGATTGGATAATGAATTTGTCATATTTTCTCAAGAAGACCAAATATTATATGCTACTATTGATAACGAATCTATTACTGATATTGTTAAATTTTTACAAGAAACCGAATTTCATTATTGTCGTTTAATAAGACAGCAAGAATCAAAGATAATGATTGATAAGGATAAATATTTTTTGTCAGATCATAAGTTTTCAATGCAGCCTACTATTTGGAAACGCGAATCTTTAATATCTCTGATGAAATCGGTTACTGTAGAAAAGATTTTTCAAGAGCCGCAATTTGATGGTGTTATGAAAAATTTCAAAGGATTGTATTACTATTCTGGAGAATGTAAGAGAGGACTCAATCATTATGATAGCTCTATCTGGCCTTACATAGCAACAGCAATAGTAAAAGGAAAATGGAATTTTTCAGAATATCCAAATGAGTTGGGTGAATTATTTAGTGAGTATAATATTACTACAAAGAGAGAATTTACATGAAACTGTGTGTTGTTGTTCAGGGGCCGTCAAATAATGTCGATGAACTTAAAACTGCCTTTGATGGAATAGATATTATATTTTCGACTTGGGTAGGTTATGAGGACAACTATAATTCTACAGATGTTGTTATTTTTAACTCACAACCAAATTCAAATGAATGTTCAAATTTCCTTTTTCAACAAAAATCAACAATGTCTGGTCTTTTATTAGCTAAGAACAGAGGATATACACATGTTTTAAAAATTCGCTCAGATATGGTTTCGGTCGGTGGTAATATTTTTGATTTGTTTGTTGATGATAGACTTAATTTCTTATGCTGGCATTATCATGAAGTCTATCCAAAATGTCCGGGATATCTCGTTGATTATTTTATGTATGGTCCTATTGACGATATGATTAAATTATGGGATGTGTCTGACATATTTTGCTCAGTCCCGGAAATTTTGATAACGTATTCGTTTATAAAAAATAGTATTGACCCGCCTAACTTTATTTTATATGAACTTCAAAATGGATTGGATTTATATTGGATTAAAAATAATATATATCTAAGTTCATACAAAACAACATTATTTAATGATGTTTATAGAAAATATGATTTTGGAGAAACCGTAAGTCATCTTAATGATTCGTATTTAAGTTTTTTGAATGGAGCAATCAAATGAAACAATAAATATAAGTTTTCTATTGATGATTATTCTATTAAAACAAAAAGACATCGGTTTACAAATATGGAGAAGGATATGTATAATTCGGATTACTTAAAAGAGAATTTTTATAAATTTTATGTAGATAATGGACCAGAAAATGGTATATTACAAGGGACTAAATATGCTGGGTGTGCTACACATTGCCGCGCTTGTGTGAACACATTAGTTCGCATGTATAAACCAAAGTCGGTTTTGGAAATCGGGTCTTGGCACTATGAAAGTTCTACAGCTATGGCGACAGCTATGGATAATTATATCGGGGAAGAGGGGATTGTTCATAGTTACGATATAAAATATGGTGGATATGATGGATTAGGGACTGCTGAAGGGTTACATAAAAGAATAACGCCTCGTTTTTGGTATTCATATAACACTTCTTATGATTCTTGGAAATATCAAGATACTGGAGTGGTGTTTAAAGATTTTTCAAATTTTACAAATGATGATATTTTCGAAAAGAATGAAAAAATTTTGAGGGAGATTTCTCCGATTGGCGGATATGATTTTATATTCTTGGATGGTGACCATTCGTTTGAAGGCGTTAAAAGAGATTTTGAACACGCGCTGTCTATAAAATCAAAAACTCCAACAATAATTGTATTTGATAATATTTGGGATACTAGGTTACAAGATGTTAGAGATTTTTTCAACACAATATCGTATGATAAATGGGATTTTGAAGAATGGAACGATTCGCATTTAAATATGGTTCAAGATACCGGAGTAGTGTTTGTATGATACATTGTTTTGGAAATAGTCATGTGAATACATTTTCTAATTGTGATTATTTGTCATTTGAAAGCAAAAATGACATATTTAAACTATATCATCTGGGTCCAACTATTGCTTATAATTTTAAAGACAATCATTTATACAAAGTCTATCAACAATTACAGGATATTTGCGTTGGTGATTATATATCATTAATTCTTGGAGAGGTTGATTGTCGTCTACATCTACCAATGAGGATTGTGTCTGTTGATAATATTGAAGAAATTGTCGTTGAATGTGTTGAACGGTTGTTTGAATCATATAAAAAATTGATTTCGGATGGCTACAAATGTATTCATTTTTCAACACATCCGACATGTATTATTCCGGATAAGGAAAATGAACAATATGTTGTCGGTGATGTGTATTTTAGAAATAATATTTGTGTTGTTTGGAATTCTGTATGTGAAAAATTGTGTAATAAGAATGGAATACCATTTATTAATTTTTATGATTTACTTGTGGACAAAAACAATTTAACAAAAATGGAATATTTTATTGATTATTGTCATCTGAATAGTAAAATGGTATTTAAAGATATTGTTGAACGTATAGGAAATGTTTTATGATAAATTTAGTAATATTTGATTTGGATGGTGTTTTAATAGATTCTCGCGAATTACACTACAACTGTTTTAACCAGGCTCTTTCAGAAATTGGAACCGAATATATAATAACGGAAGAAGAGCATAACACTATATACGATGGACTCCCAACATCTAAAAAATTGGAAATGTTAACAAAATACAAAAATCTTCCAGAAAATAAACACGAAGAAATTTGGAAGAGAAAACAAGAGATAACTCTAGAAAATCTAATTAAAACAGTTGATAGAGATGAGAAACTCATAGAGATTTTTCGTTATTTGATTTCCAGAAATATAAAGATTTGTGTTGCTTCTAATTCGATAAGAAAAACTATAGATATAATACTTGAGGCTAAAAGACTAACAGGATATGTATCTTTGATTGTTTCAAATGAAGATGTTGAATATCCAAAACCAAATCCTCAAATGTATCTAAAATGTATGTCTCGGTTTGGCATTTCTCCAAAGAATACAATCATTGTAGAAGACTCGTATGTTGGTAGACAAGCGGCATTTGATTCTGGAGCTATTCTATGTCCTGTTAAAAACACAGCAGAAGTAACACTGGAACGAATAAAGTTATATACAACAAAGAAAGAAGTAAAGATGAAGTGGGAAAATAAAAACCTAAATGTCCTTATTCCTATGGCAGGTGAAGGTTCGAGATTTGCGAAAGCGGGATATACATTTCCAAAACCATTAATTGAAGTTAATGGTATTCCGATGATTCAGAAGGTCGTTGAGAATCTAAATGTCGATGCTAATTTTATATATTTGGTTAGAAAAGAACATAATGACAAATATAACATCTCATCCATGCTTAATCAAATAACACCAAATTGTAAAATTGTTGAGGTTGATTCGTTAACAGAAGGAGCTGCCTGCACAACTCTTTTAGCTAAACAGTTTATAAACAATGATATGGAATTGTTAATTGCTAATTCTGACCAATTTATTGAGTGGGAGGCGGGGGAATTTTATCATTCAATAAACAATCCTAATATTGATGGTTCAATTATATGTTTTGAAAATACTCACCCTAAATGGAGTTATGTGAAAACTGACGAATTTGGGAATGTTTCAGAAATAAAAGAAAAAGAAGTAATTAGTAATCAAGCTACAGTCGGAATTTATTATTATTCCAAAGGTTCGGATTATGTTAGATATGCTGAACAAATGATATCTAAAAACATTCGGTATGGGCAAAATTTCAATGGACAGGGGGAATTTTATGTTGCTCCAGTTTATAATGAAGCCATAGCTGACGGAAAACGAATTAAGACATTCAATATCGAAAAGATGTTTGGTTTAGGAACACCAGAAGATTTGGAATCGTTTATGTCGGTGTATAAAAAATGAATCAACACTTTTTAAGGAATTTCAAATTGGGTTGGGTTATTGGTGATTTTTCTCCAGCATTGATGAAAAATAAAGATATTGAAGTTGCGATAAAAAAATACGAAAAGGGAGATTGTGAAATAAGACACGTTCATAAAATAGCAACAGAATATACAATCGTTGTTTCGGGTATTGTTAAAATGAACGGCGTTACATATTACGATGGAGATATTGTTGAAATACTACCCAACGAGTCTACAGATTTTGAATGTTTAGAAGATTCAACAACGGTTGTGATTAAAACACCATCTGTTGTTGGAGACAAATATATTATCAATTCTTCTTTATAAAATCTTTCTTATAGATTGGAATGGGATTAGCTTTAGTTTTTCTTGATAAAATATGTGAGTGATGCGGGGCTAAGTCAGACAACTGCTTAGTCCCTTTTCGTATTCTCAATTCTTCAACGAGTAACATTCCGAGCCAAAAAGCGTCAATTATATCACTTAAAGGACTTATACCATCCTTGTTTCGCAACCCAGCAAATTGACCTTTTCCATGAACTTTTATTTGTGGTAAGTCAGACAAATCTAACATGTGTGAATTTGAATTCGAAACAAACGCATCAAACATTTCCGGCTTCTGAGCTTTTCCAGAATTGGTAGCAAACATTTTCAGAGTTAGTGGTTCAATCAATCTTAATTTGCTACCATTTCTCAAAGCTTGGAATTTGATTTGAGAACTGAAGTCAAAAATTTGATTCAACAATCCACTCCCATACAGAGAATAATCTTCTTCACAAACATACTCGCAATCTTCAATAAATGGCCAAATATGTTCCATCATCATCATTGTTCTATTATAAAAGTCATATTTGTCTTCGTCATAAGAGACGATATTTTTGAAACTTGGAACTTCCCAGTCTTTCTTTTTCTTTGGAGTTGTATAACCAAAGAAACCTAAACGTTCTATTTCTAAAATGTTTAGGTTCTCGTCTAAAGTAAATTTCGCCAATCCAGTTGAATGTGGAGATGCGTCTATTCCAACTATTTTCATTATTTTCTTTCTAAAACGAAATACACATCTTCGCGATAGTCATATTTCTTAATATCTTCTTCGGTCCATTTAGTAAAATCTGAGTTGACCAATCCTTCGTCTTTAACATAAATTTTCGGAGTGAATTTCTCTGATAATTTGTGATAAAGATTTACAGAACCATCGGTTAATTGTTCGTCAGACACAATATAATTATATTTAGATAGTAGATATGTATAAGCATTAGTTCCAATACGCTCGCCTTGTCTACCATCAACTATTTCGGTCATTTGAATTTGTATAGCATTTTGTAATTTATAAAATGGGTTGGCTTTTATGTAACCAATAAATTCATCATCTTCATCTTGAATGATTAAATATATTCCATGGTGGCTTTTATCTTTACATAGTGTGTATGTTATTCGGCTTTTTGTATCATAATCTATTTCTATTGAATCGTTGTAATATTTCTCAGCTTTCTTTACTATATCCTCATCATCATTGGAATAAGATATTAGGCTGGGCATTTCATAAATATATTTTGTATTAGAAAAATTGCCAGAATTGTTTGTAGCCTTTATCTGGGCTGGATTAAATACAACTATTTCTTTGTGTTCTCCATCAGCACCCATTAGTCCATCATAACCTTTTTTACTCATCCAATTAGAGGCTTTTTTAGATATTGTATATAGAATAATATCAGGTTCGGCATCTTCCTTCTCACCAGCCATACTCTTTTTGAAATTTGACGTTATTATTTTCGAATATTGAACTTTAGTCCCATCAAAATACATAGAGTCGTATGACCCCATATCTAACGGATTTTCTATTTTCAAATATGCTGAAACTAATTGTCCTTTATCATTCTTCTTATATTTCGCTTCTGTTACATTCTTATCATCTGAGAAATAGATACCTTCTTTGGCTTGTGAATATGTTGGTCGTTTAATACCTTTGGTTTTGAAAAATTCAGCTATTTTTGTTTGCGACTGATGATAGAAAACTTTTGGTCTTCCTTTTGAATCTACAGTTTTAGAATCTCCAAACCATTTCCAAAAGCTTATTACGCCTTCAATAGTTGAACTGATAAAATCTCCAAGTTCATTTTTAGTTGGGCGGTTTTTACCAGAAACTTCAACAAAGTCTGGTAACGAATCTTCCATAAAATAAACTTGACGAAATTTCATTTCTTTTTAGCCTTCTTCATATTTTCGAGAGCAAGTTCCATACGAATACATACAGACTTAAACCTTGGATTTTTATTCTTCAGTTCATTAATTTTTGCTTGATATGCCTTCTCATCAACTTCGCCTTCTTTGTCAGCGAGTTCAAAATCTTCCGGGCGAACACCTGTTAATACTTCGTGAACAACTCCTTCTAAACCAAGAGTGTTTGTTCTCTTAGTTGATAGAAGTTCATCTACAACAAATTCGGCTGTAGATGGGTTTGTTAATTCGCTAATATCTTTATGGAGATTGGTTAGTAACTTTTCAATTCCATAATTAGTTTTCAGATGTTCGCGAAATTTCATTTTTAGAAGCCTGAACCAGAATGTTCTTTAGAATAGTCCAGAGCAGCTTGAAGATTAGAAACGATTAGATTACATTTCTTAATAGCATCTTCAATAAACCGTTCCTTCTCACCCTTGGAATTTGCAGCCTTAGCTTTGTTGATAGCTTCGGTAAGTTCACGAACAACAATCCGGGCATTCTTTACGTTATTTGCTACAATCTTCCTTAGCCTGACGTTCTTTTTCATCCTGCTTAATTTTCTTATCTTTCTTCTCGTCTTCACTGTCTCTATCAAAACTGGTTCTGTCACCATAAGTAGCAGCAATCCAATCATGTGTTAGAGTGTCAAGTTTATCAGCAACAAACTTTAGTTTAGGTAGCTTAATAAGTTCACTGTTTCCCTTAACAATGTGAATTAGATTGTCAATAGCGATAGCCAAACTTTCCTGAGATAGAGTGTCGCTTTGAGTAAGAATCTTTTCAATGGTATCATCAACATGTTTCTTTACTTTAGGAGTATATGTTTCTGAAGCTCCAGCTCTTGCTTTAACATCAGCAAGCTCACCCTTGATTGCTTCTACATATTTCAGAATTTCTTTAGTGTTCATTTATAATTCCTCTGTATGCTAATATTTATAAATACTACCAAGAGGAATATTTATGAATGATAATTCTTTAGATTTTATTATCGAAGCTGAAAAGGTTCGTAAGATAACTATCGAAAACATGAAGAAAGAAGCAGGATGAAAAAGAACGTCAGGCTAAGGAAGATGAAGAAAATAAGAATTCAAAGACAACAAAGTATTTCAAGCTTCTAAAAGATATTGGCGAAGCCTCTGTTCGTGCTCAAGAATTCCTTCATAACTTCAAGATTTCTGGCGACGACGATGCTAAGAAAGAATTGGAACAGAAAGTTGCTGACGCTAAAGAAAAACTCCCAAATCTTGAACGCGCATTTAAGAAACTAAAGACTGAACTATCTGATGAAATGGACAAGGAAGATGTTAAGAGCCTCCTAACTCTTGTCAATAAAGTCAAGACTACATTCGAACCAACTATTCTAAATGACATTGTTGATAGAGTTTCTAAGAAAGTTGCCAAGTTCGTTATGACCGAATCCGAAGCTGGTCTTGAAATGATTCTTGAGCATTTTTCGGAAGAAACTATTGACGAAGCTAAGAAAGAAAAGAAGTGGAATTTTGAGAAGAAAGAAGATTCCGAAGAAGACAAAGAAACTTCTGCTGATGACGAAACTTCTGAAGAAGAATCAGAAGAGAAGCCAAAGAAGAAAAAGAAAGCTAAGAAAGAGATTTCCGAATCTTATTACGATGCTACAAACTGGCTACTGTAAGTTTTAATTGAAATTTTGAAAATGAAGCCTGGGCCAAAAACTCAGGCTTTTTTATTGAACTGATTTACAAACTCAGCAGACATATTTTTATCAATAGAAATAAATGGAATGAATTGACTTAGAATTAGCTGTTGAAACTTTCTCTGATTTCTCATAATTCTTTGAGCAGTTCCACCTTGAGTTACAATGTTCTTGTTACTTAAAAATTTCCGGTAAGCTAAAACTTTTACACTCAAGTCCCACAAAGCCTTCACCAGATTAACTCCAATCTTTCTCTTACTCGCAAGTAGCATTATCTTGTTTACGTCAGCCAAAATACCAAGCATCTGTTTATTAAATTCTAAATAAACTTCCCTATCAACATCTACAGGCTCAACCTTTTCTTTCTTAATGATTGGTTGAACTTCTTCTTTAGGTGGCTCAGGTTTGATTGGTTCTAATTTTTCAACATTAAACGATGGTTCTTGCTCAAGTAAGTCTGCGAATTTCATATATTTCCTTTACACTAAATATTTATCCATTGTTAAGATAGATGTAGAGAAAGAAGCCCAAATGACCCTAACTAAATTCGTAAAAAAGTCCAATAAGAATGAGGGACCAACCTTAATACTTGACTGCCACAATTTCATTTTCAGAGTTTTGTTCGTGGCTCTATCTCATTCAAAGAAGTTCCACGAAGATATCAATGAAACAGATTTCTCATATTGGAAGTTTCTTTTCACCAAGTCTATCATGACAACTATTAAAGAATTCGCTCCTAAACATATCATCATCGCCATGGATAAATCTTCATGGAGAAAAGATGTCTATAAAGAATATAAGGCTAATAGAAAAGTATCAAGAGATGCGTCCGCTGTTGACTTTGATAAGTTCTTTCAAGTCGTAGAAATCTTTTTCGAAGACCTAAAGAATACACTTACAAACATTGCTTTTATCAGAATTGAAAAATGTGAAGCTGATGATATTATCGCTATTCTTTCAAAAGATGTTATCAAGACAAACATTGTTATCGTTTCAACTGATAAAGATTTGAATCAACTTTTACAATATCAAAATGTCAAACAATATGACCCAATTAACAAGAAATATTTCAACGTAACAAACCCAATCCAAGAACTAAACATTAAAGTTTTGACAGGTGACGCAGGAGATAATATTCCAGGAATCATGCCAAAATGCGGACCAGTTAAAGCCGCTAAACTTATTAACGAAGGACTCATCACAGTCACAACAAATACAGTTCTAATGGCAAACTACACAAGAAATAGACAACTAATAGATTTCAACTTCATCCCTAAAGAAATCGAAACAGTTATCAAGGATGAGTATAATAAATATTCCTACAAACCTTTAGATGGTCGGAAATTGTTTAACTTCTTCATCAAACACAAGCTCTCAGCAATGTTAGAAGATGTTCAAGAACTTTCCGAAATGCTGAAACGGAGCGAACCTTGCGTCACCACGAACCACGAAATTATGACCGAAGAAAATACAATCTAATAAATGCTCAAAAATATTTCGGACCAAAACATCCAGAACATAAATCAGCTTTTGAACTAAGAATGATGGAATGGTGTGATAAGAACGCAAATGTAGTTAGGTGGGCTTATGAACCGTATTGTATTCAATATGTTAACAAAATGGTCCCAGGTTTGCCAGATTGGACATGTGAACTTGTAGATAACAAACAACACAAATATTATATTGATTTTCATGTTGAATTAATAGATGAACAAGGAAAAACCAAAACCTACATCATCGAAATAAAACCAAATAGAATGACAATCCAACCCAAAGAGCCAAAAAAGAAATCAAGACCAGCCGTAATAAGATATGTAAATGAAATGAAAGAGTTTATAAAAAATCAAAATAAATGGGCTGTCGCAAATGAATTCTGTAAGCAAAAAGGGTATGAGTTTAAAATACTAACAGAAAAAAATCTGTTTTACTGAAGGAGAAGAGGAGAAAACGATGGGATATAAATATGATAGCCTTTCTGTAGACACTTGGGAAAAGAATTATAAAGCACCGAATGAAACAGAGAGAGAGCAGTTGTGGAGCCGCTGCGCGAAAACAGCTGCTTCTTCAGAAAAAGATGAACAGAAAGACGAAATAGAAAAGAAATTTTACAACCTTTTTGAAAATGATAAGTTTGTTGCTGGTGGTCGAATAATGGCAAATATGGGTGTTGGTGGTAGAAACAAAACCACTCTTTATAATTGTTATGTTCACAATCCTGGCGATATCGGAATGAAAGACCCTGACTCGATTGAAGGAATTTATAGTCTTTTGAAAGCACAGGCGCGAACGCTCCAGTCAGAAGGCGGTTACGGCCTGAATGCTTCGTTTATTCGTCCGGCAGGATTGTATATTGAAGGAATTGGTTCTCGCTCCCCAGGTGTTCTAAAGTTTATGGAATTGTGGGATAAGAGTTCCGAAATTATTACCATGGGGTCTACTAAAATTCTTGGTGAGAAAAAGAAGAATGAAAAGACCAAAATTAGAAAAGGCGCACAGATGCTGGTTCTTGATGTTTGGCATCCTGACATTGAAGAATTTATTATTGCGAAACAGACACCTGGACGATTGACAAAATTCAATATGAGTGTTGGTGTTACAACAGGCTTTATGGATGCGGTTAAGAATAGTTTAACTTGGGACTTAGTATATCCAGACACAACAATTGCTGAATATAAAACAGAATGGACAGGAGATATTGAAGCTTGGAAATCTTCAAATTATCCAGTTATTGTTTATAAGACAATAAATGCCAAAGATTTGTGGGAGACTATTATGACTTCTACATACAACCGAGCAGAACCCGGAGTTTTGAATTTGGATTTGGCAAATAAACTAAATCCATGTTATTATGCTGAAAAAATAGCTACTTCGAATCCTTGTGGGGAAATTGTAATGTCCACAGGAGTCTGCAATTTAGCTTCATTCAATCTACCAATGTATGTTGTAAAAGACGAAACTGGTGTTTGGTTTGACTTTGATTCGTTTGGAGAAGATATCTATTGGGGGGTTCGGTTTCTTGATAATGTCAATGACGTTTCAACAACACCTCTTCAAGAATATGATACTGCGGTAAAACAAAAACGCCGTATTGGTTTGGGTATTATGGGTCTTGGTTCTCTTCATTTTATGTTGGGGCTGCGTTATGGTTCAGAAGAATCGTTACAATTCATTCAGAAATTGTATAAATTGAAGAGTGAGAAGGAGATTTTGGCATCTGCTGAAATTGGAAAAGAAAAAGGTTCGTTTGAACTGTTTGACAAGGAGAAACACTTTGACTCATATTGGTGGAAGAATCTCAACATTTCCACTTCCGTAAAAGAACAAGTTCAATCAATTGGATGTATGCGAAATTCTCACCAATCTATGAATGCTCCTACTGGAAATACAGGAATATATGCCAAGAATGTCTCGGGTGGAATCGAACCAGTATTCTCAGCTGGATATTCTCGCTGGTCGGTTGTTCCGGAATTTGATAGGCGTCTCTTGTTAGAATCGGGACTTGTATTTCCAGACATTTCAAAATCAGAGTGGTTTGAAACAGAACATTTCAAATACTCTTCAAGAGGAAATGAACAAATTCTAAAAGGTTCATTTGGTGGAAAGAATTATGAGATAGATAAGAGTCGTGGATTGACAGTTGAAAATCCAGTCTATGATTTTGGATGGAAGTTTGTTTTGGAGAATTATACACCAGAACAAATCAAACAAATGAGCGATGCTGGGATATTTGCTACAGCCCAAAATCTTGAAGTTGAAGACCACACAAATGTTCTGGAAATAATTGCCCACTATACAAATCAATCAAATTCAAAGACTATAAATGTTCCAAATGATTATTCGTATGATAAATTCAAAGACATTTATATGAAGGCTTATGATGCTGGTATAAAGGGTATTACTACATATCGTGAAGGAACTATGACGGCTGTTTTGGAAGTTGTAAAAGATTCCCCAAAAACTGAAACAAAAGAATCTTTCGTTGAACATAACGCACCTAAGCGACCAGAATCTCTTGATTGTGATATTCACCAAGTTAAGATTAAGGGCGAAGCATGGACTATTTTTGTTGGGTTGATGGATGGAAAGCCTTACGAAATCATGGGTGGAAAATCTTCATTCGTTAACATTTCCAAGAAGATTGTCAAAGGAAAGCTGGTTAAGAATTCAAAGAAAGCTGGCTCAAGCAAGTCCATTTACGACTTACATTATGGTGACGAAGATGCTCCTACTATTATCAAAGATGTAGTTAGAACATTCGAAAATCCAACTGAAGGGGAGTTTTCCAGAATGGTTTCGCTTGCTCTTAGACACGGAAGTCCAGTTCAGTATGTTGTTGAACAATTACAGAAAGATGAAGAAGGTGATTTGTATAGCTTCTCCAAAGTTCTTTCAAGAGTTCTAAAGACATATATAAAAACAGGACTGAAGGTAACTGGTAAGGTGTGTCCAGAATGCGGGAGTGATAAATTGATTTATATTGATGGGTGTTGCTCGTGTTCAATTTGTTCATGGAGTCGGTGTTCTTAATTTAACAAAATATACTCAAGACTCATTTCAAACGAAGTGAGTCTTTTCTTTTATAAATAACTAAAACAGGAGAATGATTAAAGATGAAATTTAGAAATTACCTTCACACCAATATGCTTTGCGAAGAACTTGTTGAATCTGTTTCAGACGACAAGGTTGAACTTTTTGCTGAATCTGTCTATATGGTTGAAGCTGAATTGAATGAACTACTTGGTCTTGGAAAGCTTGGAGAAAAGCTAAAGTCTTTGAACGCCAGAGGTGATAAGGCTGTAGAGACTGCTAAGGAAAAGGGAAAAGAAGTTCTTGACACTGCTAAGTATGCTGCTAAGAACATGGCAAGAGAAGCTGGTGAAAAGATTGCTACTGATGCTAAAGAAGTTGCTAAGGCTCACAAGGAAATTGCTCAGGCTGCTGGAAAGGCTGTTGTTGGCGCATTCACCAAATCTCAAGAAGCAATTAAAGATATTTGGGGTAAGGCGACTGGTCTAACTCCTGAGCAGACTGAAACTGTCAAAGATTTGGAATCTATTTTCAAGAAGATGGGTTCTGGAAAGTTCTTATCTGGTCCTGAATCTGTTAAAGTTCTTGCCGCTGTTTTGGCTGGTGGAACATCCAAACAAGTTCCGTCTTTCAAGGCTTATTCAAAGCAGCTTGAACGTCTTCAGGGAATTCCTGGACTTGCTTCTGTCCGTCTAACTGTTAAGAGTGGTAAGGCATAAGTTTTAAAAAATTGGTGTTTTAATTGGAACCATTTCTGAAAAGAAGTGGTTTTCTTTTTCGAGGATAAATACCTATATAAAATGATTCTATCTTACAAAATTGAACTAAAACCTAACAAAGACCAAATAAAGTTTTTCAGATTAAATGCTGGTGTTTCGAGATATGCTTACAACTGGGCTTTGGAAAAACATACAAACGAATATGAGTTGTTCAAAACTTCAGCAGGACCAAAACCTAAAGCCAACGCATTCGGTTGGATTAACGAATTTACTAATATAAAAAACGAATCCGAATGGATGTCTAAATGCTCTAAATGGACTCCACAAACCGCTTTACTAAACCTTCAACAAGCATATGAAAGATTCTTCAAAGGTCTGGGTGGATATCCTAAAAGAAAGAAAGGAAACAGAGACTCGTTTACTGTAAGAAGAACATTTGTCGGGTATAACTATATTAAACTTCCCA